TTTGAAGAAATATCAACACGGAATAGGATGTTATGAAAATTACAAAGCATACGCTAGTGAAATTCACGACCACATTAGAAAACTTACATTATCAGCTTTTGGTGTAACGCTTAATTCTGATTTGAAAGAGAGTGAATACGATGAAGCTAGCAGAATGTATAACATGTTAAAGAACTTCTATTTATATCGTTACCAAAAACGAATTGAAAACTTGTCAATTGAAGATTTCGAATAAAGAAAAAGTCACATCTTAATAGGAGGAAAACAAATGCAAGATTTAAAAAAGATTCATGAAATAGCAGTAAAAATCATCGAACTAGCAGAAAAAGAAAAATGGAGCGAAGAGGAATTACTAACGACAATAGACCTCTTACATCTCCAAAATAAAAACTATTTACCAGAGTTACCTAGTTTAGATACTACGTTATAGAAATGTTGATACATTTTTTCTGTGTTTTCAGCAGTGGTATGCGAATGATGTGTATTATTACTACTCGCTCGCACATTTAAATGTTCTAAGTAACTTTTAGTTAATTCTAAAGCTATTTCTTTATCAGACATACTTATCACCTCCTTAGGTTGATAACAACATTATACACGAAAGGAGCATAAATATTATGCAAGCATTACAAACATTTTGTTTCCAATAAAAAAACACATGCTTTGTCGTGGAAAGCATGTGCTACGGAAATTTTGTTTGATTCTAGTCGCCACGACTAACAGCTCAAGTTTTGCTGGTATCGTCCCCAGCCCTGTAATGAGCTTAGGTGTTCAATCAAAGTCTAGCGTCCTATAAGTTACTACCTTACAGTACGCATACCTTTTTAACGCCTCAGTTGGCGATGGAGCACAACAAACGATGCTCTGAATTTAGATTTACTTATCTATAGAACCACAGGGTGATTTAAAACCTCGCATAAGCAAGGCCATCACCTCCCAGTTTATGTGGGGTTGAGATAAGTATATAACGAAATTCCGTTACAAGCAATAAGGAGTGTTAAGATGCTGAACTTAAAAGAATTGAGAGAAGAAAAGGGGATAACACGCTATCAACTAGCGAAGCTAACAGAATTACAAAACTCGACAATTCGATCTATCGAAACAGAAGTTAAAAACCCCGGTTTCCTCACAGTAAAAAAAATATGCGATGCACTACAAATTGATATCGCTAATGTAAGGGAGAAATAAAATGCAAGCATTACAAACAAAATCGAACATCGGAGAAATGTTCAACATACAAGAAAAAGAAAATGGAGAAATCGCAATAAGTGGTCGAGAACTTCATCAAGCATTAGAAGTTAAGACTGAATATAAGAAGTGGTTTAACAGAATGTCTGAGTATGGTTTTGAAGAAAATATCGATTTTACAAGGGTGACCCAAAAATGTCTTACCCAAGGTGGTTATCAAAATATGACTGACCACGCTCTAACACTAGACACTGCAAAAGAGATTGCAATGATTCAACGTAGTGAACCTGGTAAACGTGCAAGACAATATTTCATCCAAGTTGAGAAAGCATGGAACAGTCCAGAAATGATTATGCAACGTGCATTAAAAATTGCTAACAACACAATCAATCAATTAGAAACAAAGATTGAACGTGATAAACCAAAAATTGTATTTGCAGATGCAGTAGCTACTACTAAGACATCAATTTTAGTTGGAGAGTTAGCAAAGATCATTAAACAAAACGGTATAAACATCGGGCAACGCAGATTGTTCGAATGGTTACGTCAAAACGGATTTCTTATTAAACGCAAGGGTGTGGATTATAACATGCCTACACAGTACTCAATGGAGCGTGAGTTGTTCGAAATTAAAGAAACATCAATCACACATTCAGACGGTCACACATCAATTAGTAAGACGCCAAAAGTAACAGGCAAAGGACAACAATACTTTGTTAATAAGTTTTTAGGAGAAAAATAAAAATCTTAATAGGAGGAATTATCAATGAACACACTATACAAAACAACCCTCCTCATCACAATGGCAGTTGTGACGTGGAAGGTTGTAAAGATTGAGAAAAACACAAGATTTAAACTTAGAAATTTTGATTATCCAAAAATTAATAATGCTCAGAGCAAATCATTGTTGGATATTGCTAGTCACGATCTAAAAGATATTTAACTGTATTCAAAATTTTCATATCTTGTTGAGCTTTTAAGCTTTCGTATAAAGCTATTGAATAAATAATTTCGTAAGATACGTTTTCAGGAGCATCTTCTTTCAACTTATTTATTCTATCTCTAAAAAAGTCACTGTCACCACCGAATTCTTTTTCGGCTTGATTACTAAGTTCACCAAAGAAATTTTGAAAATTATTAAATTCCATACTTATCACCTCCTTTCACTAGGAGATAACTAAATTATACACGAAAGGAATGGTAGAAGTGCCACCACACATTCAACAAATGTTATACGAAATCCAGTTAAAAGCTGGTATACCTCAAAAATTAATGGAAATGCAAGGTTTGATAAACGATGAAACAACCAAAGAGGAGAAAAAAGAAAATGAGCAACATTTATAAAAGCTACCTAGTAGCAGTACTGTGCTTTACAGTCTTAGCAATTGTACTTATGCCGTTTCTATACTTCACTACTGCATGGTCAATTGCAGGGTTCGCAAGTATCGCAACATTCATATTTTATAAAGAATACTTTTATGAAGAATAAAAAAACTGCTACTTGCGCCAACAAGTAACAGTATCAAACAAAACACTTAAGAAAAAATTCATGTTCAATATAAAACGAAAAACGGAGGAAGTCAAGGTGTATTACGAAATAGGCGATGTATGTCAGAAGGTAATTAATGTAGACGGATTTGATTTTAAATTAGCAGTTAAGAAGAAGGACCACAGCATTCTGGTGAATATCTTAGATTTAGAAGATAAGTTTATCGACGGCATAAACATAACTAATGAGAACGATCTATACACAGCATTAGACATATTAAATCAATCTATTTACGAATGGATTGAAGAAAACACAGACGAACAGGACAGACTAATTAACTTAGTCATGAAATGGTAGGAGGATTTAATCAATGGCAATATTAGAAGATATTTTTGAAGAATTAAAACTATTAAATAACAATTTACGTGTGTTAAACACTGAACTATCAACAGTAGATTCATCAATTGTACAAGAGAAAGTTAAAGAAGCACCAATGCCAAAAGAAGAAACAGCTCAACTGGAATCAATTGAAAAAGTTAAGGAAACTTCTGCTGATTTAACTAAAGATTATGTTTTATCAGTAGGAAAAGAGTTCCTTAAAAAAGCAGATACTTCTGATAAGAAAGAATTTAGAAATAAACTTAACGAACTTGGTGCGGATAAGCTATCTACTATCAAAGAAGAGCATTATGAAAAAATTGTTGATTTTATGAATGCGAGAATAAATGCATGAAGCTAGATCACTCAAATAGAGCTCATGCAAAGCTTAGTGCAAGTGGAGCAAAACAATGGCTAAACTGCCCACCGAGTATTAAGGCAAGTGAAGGTATTGCAGATAAAAGTACAGTTTTTGCCGAAGAAGGTACATTCGCCCATGAGTTAAGTGAGTTATATTTCAGCCTTAAATATGAAGGCCTAACACAGTTTGAGTTTAATAAGGCTTTTCAAAATTATAAGAGAAATCAATATTACAGCGAAGAATTGCGTGAATATGTGGAAGAGTATGTAGCTAATGTAGAAGAAAAATATAACGAAGCTTTGAGTAGGGATAATGATGTAATAGCTTTATTTGAAACAAAATTAGATTTAGGTAAATACGTCCCTGAATCTTTTGGAACTGGTGATGTCATTATATTTTCAGGTGGTGTACTTGAAATTATTGACCTTAAATATGGTAAAGGCATTGAAGTTTCAGCTATAGATAATCCTCAACTTAGATTATATGGCTTGGGCGCATATGAACTGCTTAGTTTAATGTATGACATTCATACAATTCGCATGACTATCATACAACCTCGAATAGATAACTTTTCTACTGAAGAGTTACCAATATCAAGATTACTTCAATGGGGAGCCGATTTTGTTAAACCATTAGCCAGACTTGCTTATAACGGTGGAGGAGAGTTTAAAGCAGGTAGTCATTGTAGATTCTGTAAGATAAATCATTCATGTAGAACACGTGCAGAATACATGCAAAATGTGCCTCAAAAGCCACCACATTTGTTAAGTGATGAAGAGATTGCAGAACTTTTATATAAACTGCCTGATATCAAAAAATGGGCTGATGAAGTAGAACAATATGCACTAAATCAAGCGAAAGAAAATGATAAAAACTATCCTGGTTGGAAGCTTGTAGAAGGTCGTTCACGAAGAATGATAACTGATACAAAAGCAATGCTTGAAAAGTTAGTTGAAGCGGGTTATAAACCTGAAGATATTACAGAAACCAAGTTACTTAGCATTACGAATTTAGAAAAATTAATTGGTAAAAAAGCATTTTCTAAAATTACAGAGGGTTTTATAGAAAAGCCGCAAGGTAAATTAACACTTGCTACCGAGTCGGATAAACGACCAGCTATAAAGCAATCTGCTGAAGATGATTTTGACAAACTATAAAAATTTAAAAGGACGGTATATAAACATGAAAGCAAAAGTATTAAATAAAACTAAAGTGATTACAGGAAAAGTAAGAGCATCATATGCACATATTTTTGAACCTCACAGTATGCAAGAAGGGCAAGAATCAAAGTATTCAATCAGTTTAATCATTCCTAAATCAGATACAAGTACGATAAAAGCCATTGAACAAGCTATAGAAGCTGCTAAAGAAGAAGGAAAAGTTAGTAAGTTTGGAGGCAAAGTTCCTGCAAATCTGAAACTTCCATTACGTGATGGAGATACTGAAAGAGAAGATGATGTCAATTATCAAGACGCTTATTTTATTAACGCATCAAGCAAACAAGCACCTGGTATTATTGACCAAAACAAAATTAGATTAACGGATTCTGGAACTGTTGTAAGTGGTGATTATATTAGAGCTTCAATTAATCTATTTCCTTTCAACACAAATGGTAATAAGGGTATCGCAGTTGGATTGAACAACATTCAACTTGTAGAAAAAGGCGAACCTCTTGGCGGTGCAAGTGCAGCAGAAGATGATTTCGATGAATTAGACACTGATGATGAGGATTTCTTATAAGTCAATAGGTGGGGTTTTAGCCCCACTTTAATTTTAAAGAAATTGAGGTGTCAAGAATTTGAGATTTATGAATATAGATATTGAAACATATAGCAGTAATGATATTTCGAAATGTGGTGCCTATAAATACACAGAAGCTGAAGATTTCGAAATTTTAATTATAGCTTATTCAATAGATGGTGGAGCGATTAGTGCGATTGACATGACTAAAGTAGATAATGAGCCTTTCCACGCTGATTTTGAGACGTTTAAAATTGCTCTTTTTGATCCTGCTGTAAAAAAGTATGCATTCAATGCTAATTTCGAAAGAACTTGTCTTGCTAAACATTTTAATAAACAGATGCCACCTGAAGAATGGATTTGCACAATGGTTAATTCAATGCGTATTGGCTTACCTGCTTCGCTTGATAAAGTTGGAGAAGTTTTAAGACTACAAAACCAAAAAGATAAAGCAGGTAAAAATTTAATTCGTTATTTCTCTATACCTTGTAAACCAACAAAAGTTAATGGAGGAAGAACAAGAAACTTGCCTGAACATGATCTTGAAAAATGGCAACAATTTATAGATTACTGTATTCGAGATGTAGAAGTAGAAATGACGATTGCTCATAAAATTAAAGACTTTCCAGTAACTGCAATTGAACAAGCATATTGGGTTTTTGACCAACATATAAACGACAGAGGTATTAAGCTTTCTAAATCATTGATGTTAGGAGCTAATGTGCTCGATAAGCAGAGTAAAGAAGAATTGCTTAATCAAGCTAAACATATAACAGGTTTAGAAAATCCTAATAGTCCTACACAATTATTGGCTTGGTTAAAGGATGACCAAGGATTAGATATACCTAATTTACAAAAGAAAACGGTTCAGGAGTACTTAAAAGAAGCAACAGGAAAAGCTAAAAAAATGCTAGAAATTAGATTGCAAATGTCTAAAACCAGTGTGAAAAAATACAACAAAATGCATGACATGATGTGCAGTGATGAACGGGTAAGAGGTCTGTTTCAATTTTACGGTGCCGGTACTGGAAGATGGGCAGGTAGAGGTGTACAACTTCAGAATTTAACAAAGCATTATATTTCAGATACTGAATTAGAAATAGCAAGAGATCTTATTAAAGAACAACGTTTTGACGATTTAGATTTATTACTCAATGTTCATCCTCAAGACTTATTAAGTCAATTAGTTAGGACGACATTTACTGCTGAAGAAGGTAATGAACTAGCAGTAAGTGATTTTTCTGCAATAGAGGCAAGAGTCATAGCATGGTATGCAAAAGAACAATGGCGTTTAGATGTGTTCAACACACACGGAAAGATATATGAAGCATCGGCTTCTCAAATGTTTAATGTCCCGGTAGAAAGCATAACTAAAGGCGACCCTCTCAGACAAAAGGGAAAAGTGTCCGAATTAGCTTTAGGTTATCAAGGTGGCGCTGGAGCTTTAAAAGCGATGGGTGCATTGGAAATGGGCATTGAAGAAAATGAATTACAAGGTTTAGTTGATAGTTGGCGTAACGCAAATCCTAACATAGTTAATTTTTGGAAGGCTTGCCAAGAGGCTGCAATTAATACTGTGAAATCCCGAAAGACGCATCATACGCATGGACTTAGATTTTATATGAAAAAAGGTTTTCTAATGATTGAACTGCCTAGTGGAAGAGCTTTAGCTTATCCAAAAGCTTCAGTTGGTGAAAATAGTTGGGGTAGTCAAGTTGTTGAATTTATGGGCTTAGATCTTAACCGTAAATGGTCAAAGTTAAAAACGTATGGTGGGAAGTTAGTCGAGAATATTGTTCAAGCAACTGCAAGGGATTTACTTGCGATTTCTATAGCTAGGCTTGAAGCATCAGGTTTTAAAATAGTTGGACATGTCCATGATGAAGTAATTGTAGAAATACCTAGAGGTTCAAATGGACTTAAGGAAATCGAAACTATCATGAATAAGCCTGTCGATTGGGCAAAAGGATTGAATTTGAATAGTGACGGATTTACTTCTCCGTTTTATATGAAGGATTAGGAGTGTGATTGAATGCAACATCAAGCTTATATCAATGCTTCTGTTGACATTAGAATTCCTACAGAAGTCGAAAGTGTTAATTACAATCAGATTGATAAAGAAAAAGAGAATTTGGCGGACTATTTATTTAATAACCCAGGTGAACTATTAAAATATAACGTTATAAATATCAAGGTTTTAGATTTAGAGGTGGAATGATGGCTAGAAGAAAAGTTATAAGAGTGCGTATCAAAGGAAAACTAATGACATTGAGAGAAGTTTCAGAAAAATATCATATATCTCCAGAACTTCTTAGATACAGATACAAACATAAAATGCGCGGCGATGAATTATTGTGTGGAAGAAAAGACTCAAAATCTAAAGATGAAGTTGAATATATGAAGAGTCAAATAAAAGATGAAGAAAAAGAGAGAGAAAAAATCAGAAAAAAAGCGATTTTGAACCTATACCAACGAAATGTGAGAGCGGAATATGAAGAAGAAAGAAAGAGAAGATTGAGACCATGGCTTTATGATGGAACGCCTCAAAAACATTCACGTGATCCGTACTGGTTCGATGTCACTTATAACCAAATGTTCAAGAAATGGAGTGAAGCATAATGAGCATAATCAGTAACAGAAAAGTAGATATGAATGAAACACAAGACAATGTTAAACAACCTGCGCATTACACATACGGCGACATTGAAATTATAGATTTCATCGAACAAGTTACGGCACAGTATCCACCACAATTAGCATTCGCAATAGGTAATGCAATCAAATACTTGTCTAGAGCACCGTTAAAGAATGGTCATGAGGATTTAGCAAAGGCGAAGTTTTACGTCGATAGAGTGTTTGACTTGTGGGAGGGGTAACGATGGCAACGCAAAAACAAGTTGATTACGTAATGTCATTACAGGAGCAACTGGAATTAGAAGACTGCGAAAAATATACAGACGAACAAGTTAAAGCAATGAGTCATAAAGAAGTTAGCAATGTGATTGAGAACTATAAGACAAGCATAAGGAATGAAGAACTATATTACGAATGCATGTCGTTTGGACTGCCTAATTGTTAAAAGGAGTGACGACCATGACAGATAACGCACGCAAAGAATACCTAAATCAATTCTTTGGATCTAAGAGATATCTGTATCAGGATAACGAACGAGTGGCACATATTCATGTAGTAAACGGCACTTATTACTTTCATGGGCATATCGTACCAGGTTGGCAAGGCATTAAAAAGACATTTGATACAACCGAAGAGCTCGAAACATATATAAAGCAACATGGTTTGGAATACGAGGAACAGAAGCAACTAACTTTATTTTAAGGAGATGTAAAAATGAAAATCAAAGTTAAAAAAGAAATGAGACTAGATGAATTAATTAAGTGGGCGCGAGAAAATCCGGAGCTATCAAAAGGAAAAATTTTTCTTGCAAAAAGTTTTAGTAATGGATTCGTTCGTTTTCAACGAAATACAAATACGTGTTCGATATCAAGTTTTATTCCAATTGATACTCCTTTCATAGTTGAAGTTGAAGAGGAAATCACAGAAGATACAGTATTTGATAGGTTGTTTGAAGTGTACGAGCTTCAAGAGGGAGCCTGTATGTCAGCGTTACACACAAGTATTAGTATCAACGAACGTTTAGAGAACACGTTTTTCCCTACCAAAGCATTCTACATCTTGAACGACGGCCTAACTATGACATTAATTTGGAAAGATGGGAGATTGGTAGAATGATGTTGAAATTTAAAGCTTGGGATAAAGATAAAAAAGTTATGAGTATTATTGACGAA